ATATTGATTTAATATTGATTAATATTGATTAATATTAATTAATATTGATTTAATAATAATTTAAAGACATATATACATAAATATAAATACAAAATGAATAATATTGTAATCACAAATGAACGTATTTTAAATTTTTTTAAATCAAATACTTCTCTCGATCCTGAAAGTTCTTTTTTATTTTTTGTTGAACTGCTTGAAAGGTTTGGTGATAATATTGTTAATAATATAAACTCCACACTTAATAAACAAATACTTGAAGGTTTAAATAACACAAACACACTTTTAAAAAATATTGATACTAATGTTACCAAAATTAATTCAGATATTACAACTTCTCTCTTTATTAAGATGATTGAAATTAAAAAAGAATATATTGAAGATATTAAAAATATATTTTCAACAAATACAGTAAATACAAATGAAAAATTAACAACAACTATTGAAAAAAGTAACGAACACTTAATTGATAAAACAAAACTCTTATTAAATGAAATAATTCCAAAAAATAATAATGCAATGTATTCTTCTTTAAATGAAAAGATTCAAACCTTTCAAAAAAATATAGAAACTGAAACAAATAAGATTGTTGAACTTATTGAAAATAAAGAGGATGATGATTCTGTTAAAAATTATATTGATTCTATTGATTTAAAGTTCTCTCAATTATTGCAAAATATTCAACAACCTATTCATATGTACATTAACTCAAGTGAAGAGAAAATAAATAAAAATATTAATGAAATTATAAACATAACTAAAGAAAATATGGGTGTTCAAACTAAACTATACAGTGAAATGAATGACTTTTTATCAAAATACCGTATTTCAAACTATAAAGGAAATTTCTCTGAAAATCAATTATTTAATATTTTGAATGAGATGTTTCCTTCTGCTGAAGTATTAAACACATCTAAACTAACTGCATCTGGTGATATTATCATGAAAAGAATTGGAAAACCTATAATTATGTTTGAAAATAAAGACTATCAAGAGAAAATCTATAAAGATGAAATTGACAAGTTCATTAGAGACATTGAAAACATAAAAACACATGGTATTTTTTTATCACAAAGATCTGGAATTGCAAATAAAAATAATTTCCATATTGAATGTCATAAAGGTTCTATTCTTGTATATATACATTTTGTAGATTATTCGAGAGAAAAGATACAAATAGCTATTGATATTATTGATAATCTTGAACCTAAATTGAGAGAAAGTAACACTAAGGAATTTTCAATTGATAAAGAAACACTTGATGAACTATACAAAGAATTTCAAAACATTGCCATTCAAAAAGATAACTTAATTGGACTACAAAAAGATTATACTAAAAAAATTACTTCTATTCTCGATGAAATAAAGTTTCCATATCTTGAAAAACTATTATCAAGTCATTATACAAATAATATTAATGTGAATAAACTCAGCAATGTCCTTATTTGTGATTGTTGTAATGTTTATACTTGTACAACTATTAAACAAATGTCATGTCATAAAAGAGGTTGTACTAAAAAAGCTATTGAAATAAAAACAGAAACAAAAAAATAAACAAAATATTTATTAAAACTTAAAACTATTTTATTAATTAGATACAAATGCAACTAATTAATAAATGGAAAAACCTTCCAAATGAACTCATTAACCTTATTCTCGACTATTCAAATGTTGTACTCTACAGAAATGGAGTCTATATTAACAGAATTCCCAAAAATGACCCTCGTTATGACCTATTAAAAACCATAAAATTACCAATATATTCTAATTATTACACTCTGATTCGTTTATTTAATTATGAAAATAATGTATTCATATATATCTACTACTATAACTACGATCAACTTCTCGGTAAAGGTCATAAATCATATGACTTATTATACAAATCCAGCTCAACTTATGAAAAATATAAGTTTGATGCTAACAGTATTTGGAGAAAATATGTAGATTATAGTATGTAGATTATGATTATGATTATACATTATTTGACATAAAATATTCCATTGTTTTTATTAACCCTTCCTTCAAATCTATCATTGGTTCAAAACACAATTTCTCTCGAGCTAATGTTATATCAGGCCTTCTTTGTTGAGGATCATTTTCTGTTGAATTCAAAAATAAAACATTCAACTCTTGATTTGTTATTTCTTCCATCTTCTTAACCAACTCAAGCAATGTAAATTCACAATATGGATTCCCCAAATTAATTGGACCATTTTCATCGCTTTTCATCATACTCAATATTCCTTCAATCAAATCACTTATATAACAAAAACTCCTTGTTTGTAACCCATTTCCATAAATCTTCAACACCTCTTTTCTCATTATTTGTTTTATAAAATTTGTTATTACACGACCATCATTTATATCCATATTTGGACCATAAGTATTAAAAATGCGTATTATTTTCGCATTTATTCCATATTTCTTTCTGTATTCATATATCAAAGTCTCTGCAACCCTTTTTCCTTCATCATAACAACTACGACAACCAACCGTATTTACATTTCCATAATATGTTTCTGGTTGTGGATTCACTAATGGATCGCCATAAACCTCCGAGGTTGAACTAAATAAAACCTTACTATTATGCTTCTTTGCTAACTCTAAAATATTTCGGGTACCTATAAAACAGGTGTCTAAGGTTTCTATTGAATATACCATATATTTATCCGGACTTGCAATACATGCTAAATGATAAATTTCATCTATTTTTTCAATACTTTTCACTTTTTCATCATCCAATAAATGAACCACATTTTGTAAAATAAAATGAAACCTTTTATTACTTACTAACGATTTTATATTTATCATCTTTCCAGTTATTAAGTTATCTAAACAATAGACCACATTTTTTGAATCTTCTAACAACTTTTTACACAAATGACTCCCTATAAATCCTACTCCTCCAGTTACTAATATAACTTTTCTCTCTTTTTCAAGTTCTAAAATGTCCAAATTATCCATAATATTTTATATTTTATTTTTTTCACAAATTTATTACGAGCTTATTTTATTTCTAAATATTTTTACACCTTTTCTCATTAAAAAATCCGTTTTTCTCTTAAAATAAAAATATATTTATACATATTATAATGGGTTGCAATTATTACATTTATAATTATTTAGAAATACAACATATTAATGGATTATCTTATTATGAGCTTCCTACTATTCGTGGTTATTACTGCGATTTAGAATGTGGAGTTTGTGATAGTGATGATGATGAAAATGATTATTATTATAATTCAACAGAATACAAAACATTATATGAAAATATGAAAAAAATATGTTTAACACCAAGGAAACCAGTTGTAATTTATAATAATAATTCATTTATATCACCAAAACTTGAAATGAAATACTTACCAATGATTCAAAATAAAATAAACAAAAAAAATATGGAAAAACGCACTCATTATAAAGACACTGGTATTTTTATAAGAGGAAAACGTGCTCATTATAAAGACACTGGAAACTTTACAAGAATAGAAGAAATAATAAGTGTTGTAAAAAAAGAAGAACGAAATGACCCTTATGAAAGAAAATAAATTATATTTATACAAAAATAGGGTGTAAATGAGAAAATGTGTTATTATATTATTATTTCACAATAAACATAATAAAGCTTTATTATTTAGATAATATATTATATAGTAATTAAATATGAACATCTCTGACTCAAACAATATATTTATTAAGTGCCATGAATCTGAATTCTCCTTTGATTCAAAATCATACATTGTACTTATCGAAAATATTATTATAGGTTTTATTTCCTTCTTGAATATTTTTTACAAATTACAAATGGAAGATTGTGATGAAGGAACTTTTGCCCATATGCATCTTAAAAAAATTAATACATTTATTGAGGACTTTAAACTTATTGATAATAGTAATACTGATATAAACAAACTTGAATATTATGACAATCAAATATCTATTTACAAAGATTCATTTGATTATTTTAACATGAATTTTATTATTGATTTTTGTAAAATTATGACAAAAACTCCATTTTTAGATGATAATACTGTTTATAAGTGTTTTACTGTAATTAAATTAGCAGCTCCATTTGTAAAAACAATGATTAAAGAAGATTTTAGTTCTTTATATGACTGTTTTAACAATGCATACTCAAATAATTCATCAGTATCATTTGGTTTCACTGTTTAGATTAATTTGTTAGTTGGATTTTTATATAATCTTATTATATATGCTTCTTGAAAATATAGATAGAGAACTTGTACCTGATTACAATAAACCAGATGAACCACATCTTGGAGGTGGTTTCAGAAGAAAAAGGAGAAGAACCAGGAAAACCATGAAAACAAGAAAATCAAGGAAATCAAGGAAAACAAGAAAATCCAGAAAAAGATTTTAGAATAAAATAAGTTAAAAACTTCATTTCTTTATTATATATTAAATAAATGAAGGTTCTCATATATGGAGCACGCGGATGGATTGGTTCTCAATTTACCAATATTTTAATAAAAAACAATATTGAATATAAAGAAGGATTATCAAGAGTGGATGATTTTGACTCATTAATAGATGAATTCGACACTTATGAACCTTCACATGTAGTTTCATTTATTGGAAGAACTCACGGAAAAATCGGAAATAAGGTTTATTCAACAATTGACTATTTAGAACAAGAAGGAAAACTATTTGAAAATGTAAGAGACAATCTTTTCTCTCCTCTTATTCTTTCCCGTATTTGTGAAAAAAGATTGATTCATTTTACATATTTAGGAACTGGTTGTATTTTCAAATATGATGATGATCATCCATTTGGACTTGAAGAAAATGGATTTACTGAAGAAAGTCTCCCAAATTTCTTTGGTTCATCTTATTCAATTGTAAAAGGATTTACTGATAGACTGATGCACGATTTTGATAATAATGTTCTTAATCTAAGAATTAGAATGCCTATTACTGAATCATACAACCCTCGTAATTTTATTACTAAAATAACCACTTATGAAAAAATATGTTCTATTCCAAATTCAATGACTGTTCTTCCTGAACTTCTTCCAATTGCACTTGAAATGATGAAACAAGGAATCACAGGAACAATGAATTTTACAAATCCCGGTTTAATTAGTCATAATGAAATTCTTGAAATGTATAAAGAAATTGTGGATCCATCTTTTACATGGAAAAACTTCTCTCAAGAAGAACAAAGAAAAATACTTGCATCTGATAGATCTAATAATTATTTGGATACAACAACTCTTGAAACAATGTTTCCTAATGTATCTAATATTAAAGATGCTGTCAGAAATTGTTTAATTCAATATAAACAAAGTATTCCTGAAAATATTGTAAAAAAAGAACCTATTAATCTTCTTATTACTGGAGGATGCGGATTTATTGGAAGTAATTTCATTAATTACTACTTTCCTCAAAATAAGATTGATAAATTAATTAATTTTGATGCAATGTATTATTGTGCAGATGAGAGAAACGTCCATAAAAATATAAGAGAAGACCCAAAATACTTCTTTATTAAGGGAAATCTTGACAATTCTCAGTTAGTTGAGTTTGTTATTAATACTCACCAAATTACGCATGTTATTCACTTTGCAGCTCAGTCTCATGTTCAAAACTCATTTGAGGATTCCATTAAATTCACTCATGATAATATTTTAGCTACGCATACTCTTCTCGAATGTTGTAGAAAATATGGCAAAATTGTTAAATTTATTCATGTTTCAACAGATGAAGTTTATGGCGAATCAATGCTTTCTATTAATGAAAAACACAAAACAGAACATTCTATATTGTGTCCAACAAATCCTTATGCTGCAACAAAGGCTGGTGCTGAATTAATTGCTCAATCATACAACCATTCTTATAAAATGCCCATTATTATTACTCGTGGAAATAATGTTTATGGTCCTAATCAGTATCCTGAGAAACTAATTCCTCTTTTTATAAAGCTTCTTAAAGAAGGGAAAAAGGTTACAATTCAAGGAGATGGTAGCAGTGTAAGAGCATTTTTACATGCATATGATACTGCTCGTGCTTTTGAATGTATTTTGGAAAAGGGGGTTATTGGTGAAATATATAATATTGGCTGTGATTCTGATATGGAATATTCAGTAGATGAAGTTGCAAAATTGTTAATTAAACATATAAAAGGAACTACAGACTATAATAATTGGATTGAGTATATTGAGGATAGACCTTATAATGACAAAAGATATTACATTAGCAATGATAAACTGAAAAACTTGGGCTGGACTATTAAAATAAATTTTTTGGAAGGTATTCTTAGTTTAATACGCGAATTTGACCATCCTAAAATTTAATATTCTTTTAGGAAAATGAATATTTTATAGCTTATTATTTTCTAATAATCTATAAAATGAGTAACTCAAAATATAGTGAAATAAATATTGCAGATCCTAATATTGTATATTATTCAAAATTCACATATTTACTTCCTTTTCAAAATATTAAAAATGTAGTGGAATTTTCTCTCAATAACTTCAATGTATCTTCAAATAAAAACAAAGAATTAAACATTATTGATTTAAATAAAACTTATACATGTTCTTTTAATTATGGTGTGTATATTTACTCAATTAATATTAACTATGACACATACAATACGAACTACGAAGTTTTAATAAGTATTTTAAGAAATTGCGCCTTTTTCTGTGATAAACATGTTATTTTATTTGATAAATTAATGAGACTAACAAATGAAATAAAAAATAAAATAAAGTTTGTTATTTCAAAATCTCAGTCTCAAATATCTACATCTCCATCTCCTCCTTCTTCCCCCATTTCTGAATATTTATAATTTTTATATATAATAATAATAGAGAGAATGAATAATATTCAAAAAAGATTTTTATTATTTCTGGTTGGTTGTATTGGTGTTCGTTTTTTATTTGTTTATCTTGCTAAAAATGCATCCACATATTATTTGAGAATAATGGGGTTTTTAGCTTTATTACCTGCAATTGGATTTATTTATCTATTTTTGACAGGTAAAAGAAAAACTGGTCCAGAAGTGTTTGGAGACAAAATATGGTGGAACAATTTAAGACCTGTTCATTCGGTACTTTATTTCTTATTTGCCTATTTTGCAATAAATGGAAGGAGACAAGCATGGCGTTATTTGTTATATGATGTATTAATTGGTCTTTTTAGTTTTTTAGGATATCACTATACAATGGGCGATTTCAAAAAACTCATATAATATTAATATTTTCTCTCAAATATTATTTAGAGACATTATTATATATATATCATAAAATATATGATGTGCTATTTGAAAGACGTTGTTAGAAGAATAAACAATAACCAATTTGTTAAAAGATTGAGTCAAAACAGTTTTATTATTAATGAACATTTACCTATTTGTTCAAACTGTATTTATTATCAAAAATATATTAGTCCAATAGCTAAAATAGAAGATAATGAACTAAGCAGATGTCAAAAGTTCGGTCATAAGAATCTGATTGATGGAACAATTATATATAATCATACAATTTTTACAAGAAATTCCGATTCTTATTGTGGAGAACATGGTAAGTATTTTGTGGATAAAAATGGTATAATTGAGAGAAAGTAAGTTATTATTAACATGCCAAATAGTTATGGTAATAATTTAATGTATATGGTTATAATTTTCTATCAATTGTTATTTCCTTTGAAATGTTTCGAATGATTTTTGCAAAATTCTTTTCATCTTCTTCTTTTGTATATCCTCCCATAGCTTCAAACATAATTTTCTGGTATTTATCATTGACTTTAGATTCTGGATCCTTGTACTCTGGGTTTTCTTCTCTCCAATCCTGGATTCGTAAGAAGTTTTTAAAAGCAATTTTGTTAATGGTCTTTTTCATAACTTCTTTATTTTCATCATCTTTTTTCCAGGTATTTTCTTCTTTTACATAGAGAATTTCTCTCTTTAAATCACTGCAATGAAACGGTCTTTTACAAATATCCAACATTTTGAGATTTTTAAGAAATATCTTGGATATTCCTTCAATGAAACCATGAGTGCCAAATCGCTCAACATCGTCCATAGTTATTTTGAGAGAATCAATGAACTCATTTATGGTTAAGGCGTCTTTACACTTTTCATTTAAAAATAGTTGTAAATTGAATGTGTTATTGCTGTTATAGCTATTTATATTGTTATTATTAGACCCTACATTTTTGGATAATTCTAAAATTTGATTATTTTGTTCAATTAACATTTTTTGAAAGTCTTTATTTTGTTTAACTAATTCAAAAATTATACTTGTTAAATTATCTAATTGATTATTATCATCTTCATCCTCATTAAATAATTCACTTAATGTAATATTTTGATTATCTTCGCTTTTTTCACTTATATTATCATTAATATTATCATTAATATTCTGAATATTATCATTAGTATTATTTAATTTACAATTTTTTAAATGCTTCCATAAACCATTATTAGTAACATATTTCTTACCACATAAACAAAAATAGTTTGGGGATTTTTTTGGGATTTTTTCATTTCCATTTACACGACATTTATGTTTATCAGTTAAACAATGTTTTAAATAATCTTTCTTATTACGGGTATTATAGTCACAAATTTCACATAAAAAAATTTGGGGATTTTTGGGGATTTTTTTTATTTCCATTTTTACTAAAATAATAAAATAAAAAAATCCTCATTTTTTACTTAAAAAGATTCTTTAAGTTATCTTTTAAAATATATATTTAAGGTACTTAAAGGGAGTTTCTCTCTTTTTGGGGATTTTTATGATTTCCATCCTTACTTATAAAAATATTTTTATATTTTAAAGATTATATTTACATCTTTACAATTTAACATTTTTTATATAATTATTTTTCTTATCGTGTGGGGATTTTTTTCGTTTCCATTTGGGATTTTTTTCGTTTCCAAATAAAAAATCCCCAAAATTTCAAAAAAAATTATCGTCACAAATTTTTAAAAATTTTTTCAAAAACCTTACGCTAAAAATTTTTTCAGTCACAAAAATGGCTTTTTCAAGACTTTTTTGGAAAAATGAAAATTGGACATTCCAAAAATGTCCATTTTTCAAAATCCTGGGGACTTTTTAGATTCCATTTTTTGAAAAGTTCTTTAAGTCTCTTTTTAATATATATATTTAAAGTACTTAAAGACACTTTTATCAATAATTAGTATTACACCTTTTCTCATTTAAAATGCCCATTATATATCTAATTTAAAAGTAGTATCTTCACTATTTTGTTGTATTTTTTTGTATCCAAGAGACAATAATTTATTTGACAGTTCATCGTATTTAATTCCTACTTTAAATAATCCATCCATATGTTTATGTTCAAACATAATTTGTTTAGGTTTAATTTCAAAATTATAATTCATTAAAATTGTATAGTCGTGTCCTTCTGTATCGGTATGTAATAAATCAATTTCACGTATATTATATTCTTTTACTATTTCATTAATTGTAGTAGTTTTAACAGTTATTTTTTCAACTAATAAATTATGAATATGCCCTAAAGCATGGTCTTTATTAACAGATGCGAGTTGTGAAGCCCAAAATGGTAATTTTGAAAAATCGTTTTTTTCTGAAGGAATTGTCATTTCAATTTCTCCAATAAAATTACTAACTGCTTTATTTATAAAAATTATATTGTGGTTGTTATAAAATTTTTTATTGTAGTTATTTTTCAATTGTTTGAACAAAAATGGAACTGGTTCAACTAATATCAATTTAGTATCCTTATCAACTATATTAAATATAGGGTCATTACTTGTATTCCCTACATGAGAACCAATTTGAATAATTGTTTTCATATAATATAATATTATAAAATATTTTAACGGATAATATATATAATAATGGGCGTTTTAAATGAGAAAAGGTGTAAAGAATTTACGGGAAATTATTTCCAAAAATTTCCAAAATAAAATATCGTCTGAACTTTTTTTATTAATTATTTTTTTATTATGTTTCTCAATGTGAAACTAAATACATATTTTAAGTTACGCTTTTTTACGGAAAAAAATTTCCGTAAATTTCCTTTAATAGAAAAATGTCCATTTTTCAAAAATTGCAAAAAAAGAGAGAAAATATTCTTTAAGTCCCTTTTTAAAATATATATTTAAGGTACTTAAAGACACTTTTCTCTCTTTTTAGAATTATGGAAATTTTTTTATTTATATTATATATATGAATATAAATGAAAATGATGATGATATTCCAGCTCCAATTGCAGCATATAATGACCAATTATTAGGAGACTTTGATGATAATGGAGCCCCAAGACCATATCCTGGAGAAAATAGAGAAGATTTTAAAATGCGTTCAGTTCAACATTTTATGGATACTATGGGAATAAGTTTTGAAGATGCTTTACAACTTGCTAATAATATTGAAGAAGCTGAAATTTCTCAAATGAGTAAAATTAAATACGACCAGCAAATTAATAATTTAATGAATGAAAACATCTTTATGGAAGAACAACGTAAATTAAAGAAACAAGAATTTGATAAGAAAATAGAACAAATGCCTAATAAGAAGGATGCATTATTTAGTAAAGTTATTAATTTTATGGGAAAATATAGATACAATATGGGAAAAGAAAAAAAGTATTTTGATTTAATAAAAGAAGCACAAAATAGTATAAAAGAATTAGATAATATTGATGAGTATATGGAACTACAAGATTTTTTACATAATGTAATTTTGGATGATAAAAGAAACAAAGATATTATAACATATGATGATATTAGTGAAATAATGGATAATTTTACGTATGTTGGAAAAGAAGATGGAGACGATGACTTTTATTATGGAGGAAGAAGAAAGAGAAGAAATACCCATAAAAGAAGAAAATCAAAGAGCCAAAAAAAGAGAAAATCAAAGACACATAAGAAGAGAAAAGTAAGAAAATCCAGAAAATCCAGAAAATAAATGCAAAATATTGAAACTGAAAATAATTTATATTTATTCAATAATTATAAATATAAATTTATCTTTAGGTATTGCTATTGCTAACATAATACAACAATGAATAAATATAACTTACTTGAGGTTTATTTACTTCACTTTTTACAATGCAAACATCTTTGAAATTATTGTCTATTTTTACAGTTAAATACGTATTATCTGAGAAAAGAGACAATGTTATTATATCGTTTTTTTTATCATATGTAGCATTACTTTTACACTCTAATAATGGCAAACAACTTGTCATTCTCTCAATTCCATCTTCCATTATATAATTATATTATAACAACAAATATTTAAGTTGAAATTTGTATAAAAAAATATATTTAAACTTTATTATTATTATGGATACATTTCCAATTTACTGTTTTTGGACTGGAACTAATCAGATGTCAAATAATAGAATTAATTGTATTAAAAATTTAAAAGAAACAACTGGTGGAGAAATTATTATTGTAAATATAAATAATCTAAATAATTTTATTTTAGATGAACATCCCTTACATGAAGCATACAACTATTTGTCAGAAACACATAAAGCCGATTATTTACGAACCTATTTTATGAATTTTTATGGAGGGGGATATTCCGATATTAAAAAAACAACAGGAAATTGGTCTTCATCCGAAAAGGTATTAATGGATAATAATGAATATTGGATTTGCGGATATAAAGAAATATTTGGAGGTGTTGCATATAAACCTCTTGAAAGTAAATGGAATGAACTTATTGGAAATTGTGCATACATTTGTAAAAAAAATACTCCTCTTACAAATGAATGGTATAATGAAATGATTTTCTTATTAGATTCTAAACTTGAACTATTACGCAAAAATCCAGCAAAACATCCTCAAGATTGTGCTGAAAATAGATGCGGATATCCAATAGAATGGAATGAAATGTTAGGAAGAATATTTCATAAAGTATGCTATAAATATAAAAATCATATACTCAATACATTACCAATTTGCAATTTTTCAGATTATAGATAATCTAACATTCATTTTTATTATTTTTTGTTTTTTCTTGTTTTATTTTTGAGAGAAATATGCCTACAACAATTACATAAAGTCTTTTTACCTTTTTCTCTCTTTAAACTACCTCTAATAAACTTTTCAATTTGAGGTCTATTTTCCAATAATAAATCAACAACATTTCTATAAAAAGAACGAAACTGTCCCCTCATTTTCTTAAGTTTATCAAAAGGAACCCAACGTATTTCCGCCTTTTCAAATATCTTATACTTTTTAAATACACTTGGTTCCAATTTTCTCTGCAAAAATGCCTGATTATTATTATAATAATGCACTAAACATTCATTATATTCCATTGGAAAAACATGTGTTCTATATGTATTCCAATCAACATTATATGTTCCATACTTAGACAACATCTTCTTTAATTCCTTTTCTGTTCCAAGAAATCCGGTTAGTTCTTCAGTTCCTTCTCTGACAGCTGTTTCCATTTGATTCTCATTATTGTCATTTCCTCCTGCAAAATCGCTCCAACCTGGTGTGCTGTCATATTTACTTTCTTTGCCAAATAGAAAGTGAATCTTATTATTATGAATTGTTGTTGGTAAAATTCCTGCTCCCATTAGTCTATATATTATAAATATAAATAAATTTTATAGATTTTTTGGGGTGCCTTTTTTTTAGTGCTTTTTTTTCAGCACTCTAAAAATTGGCCATTTAATTATTGTAGTAAAATAAAATCTTATTTGCTAACTTTGCTCCTCCCTTTTCAGATGGTTCTATTTTTCCATTTAATCCATCATCCTTAAAATCGTCAGCACTAATAAATATTCTATTTAATTCAATCACATCTACATTCATGCTTGTTTTTAGACTGTTTATTTTTGTATTCCACTTTTCAATATAGGGAACTAAGTCTTTATATTGGGGATCTAAAGGATAATATAAATTTAATAATACGATTTTTGCTTCATATACCTGACTCTTCAATGTCTTAATAAATTTCTGGTATTCTCTAAATATAGTATCTAATTTAGAATCATCTATGTTCTTTGTTCTTAGTATATTATTTCCTCCAATTGATACGAAAATAAAAGTATTTGAATTATTTAGATCTTCAGGAACTTGACTAATTTGGCTATATGATGTTGCAATTGTTGCTCCATCTACTGCATAATTGAATGTATTTCCTTCTGTTTTTTGATACAATATTGTTTGAACACTATTTTCTGCATATGCATCATTTTTCAAGATGCTGTCTCCAATTAAAACGATTTTATGATTGTTATATAACTTTGATTTAAAAGATTCTTTACTAAAAAATGGAATATTTATTATTATATAAAATAACAAAAAAGAGAGAAAAAGTATTTGAAAAATCATTATTAGATATAATAAATTTAGAATATTTAATTTGTTTATATTAATTATTTTACACTATAAATATATGACCGATAATAATTGTAGATCTAAAAATAAAGAACCTAAACCATGTAAAACAAATACTGATTATAAAAAACAAGTACTAATATTTCATCCAGATAAAAATATTGGTTGTAACGATGAAGCAACTAAAAAATTTCAAAAGCTTGGAAATTTATGTAAAGATGTAATAAATCAACCATCTACTTCTGCAAATTTTCCTCCACAACCTCCGCCTCAAAAACAAACAAGTCCTTCACCTCCAAAAAATAATAAAAATAAATCAAGTTGGAGTGAAAGATTTTTTAAATATTTTTTTAATTCTAAAGAAAAACCAGCAAGTCCTCCACC